CTCCGCGGCTTATAAATATATGGAGGCTAGAGGATTTTCTGATGATCGTCTGCTTCTCTATGATGTTGGAGTAGCGACGAGCTTATCGAACCCTGATTATCATTTTGCTGAAGGTTGGGTCGTATTTCCTATTAGAGGACAAGATAGGCTATACGGATACCAACTACGTCAGCCGACATTCGATGATGTCGATCTTCGTTATTTAACCTTACCGGGAACAAAGTGTTCTTGGCACTTATTCGGTTATAGTCAAGCTGTCGATTCAAATTTCAGTTTTGTAATTTTAGTAGAAGGACCAACCGACGTTCTTCGTATAGGACCTCCTGCTGTGTGTATGTTTTCAAGTTCTTTATCCACGTTGCAGTTACAATTATTGTTCTCACGATGGAGTAACGGAACAGTTTTGTATACTATCGACATGGACGATTCTAACTTTGAGTACAAGCAGCAGAAATTACGAGAAAAGTTGTCTGGTCAATTCGAGAACGTCATACCTTTGATGTTGGACCAAGGTCGAGATCCAGCGTCATATTCGCAGACAGAGATATGGGATAAGATTATATTTGCCCTTTCTTCTGTGAATATACCATTGGACATCAGGGAGTTGCAATGTCAGATGTAGCATTATTCGAGGCTGGGGATATTGCGAGAGAGATATTCAATTATTCAAATCAGTTAGACGATAGATTAGTAGAGTGGGGTAGAAGGACTTTAGGGACAGTCGATGATGAGAATGATGTAATAATAGAGCATCTTTTAAACGCCATAACGCCGATTATTATTGACGGCGATCTACGAACATTTCTTCCAGGACACCGGGCTCTCTCAGAACAGAGGGGGCCCGTTGCTTGTCCTATAATGGTCATCGGTAAGCAGCCAGGACGCCACGAGAATAATCAACAACGGTTATTCGTGGGGCCATCTGGTGTGTTTTTGACGAAGACAATTATCGATCTCGGCATTCCTATAGATGAAGTTTACTACACGAATGTATGCCGATTTTGGCCTATAAATGGGTATAAAGACGCATATGCTAAGATGTGTTTGCCCATACTGGCGGCAGAAATTAATGCCGTAAGGCCGGACTTCATTTGGATTCTAGGCGCTCATGCTCTTAAGTTGATCTTAGGAAGTAAGTCCACATTATCGACTTATAGGAGTTCAACTATTGAGCGCGGGTCGTTTACGATTGTAGTTACTGGCCATCCAGCTGAAATTGAATATGTCCCAGAAAAGGTTGTAGATTTTCAAGCTGAAGCTGAGTATGTGGCTGGTGAGTATTTAGAGGGTTCTTGTGAAAGACACGAGTTCGAGTATACAGTCATTGATACTCCAGAACTGTTAGAACAAGCGAAACAAGAACTACTTCCCCATAATCAATACTTTATGGATCTTGAATGGTCGGGTCGGAGCTCAAAGTCTGGCGATCCAAGATCTGTTCAGATTAGCGCAAACGCTGAAAAGTCTTATGTGATCTGTTCCTTTAGTATCAATGAAAACGGGGAAAAGGTTGAAAAGCTGTCGAGATCACAAATACATGACTTTCTTAGTGAAGTAGTTGGTAGGGACGAGGTTAGCATAATAGGCCATAACTTTAAGGCTGACCTCCATACGTTAGCTGACGGATATGGAATTGACTTGTCCCCACAATATCGTCGCGGCGCAGACACGATGTTAATGGATCATGTTCTGTTTCCAACACGATCACACGGATTAAAGCCATGTACGATTCGATATACGTCGTTGGGAAACTACGCTCATGAGTTGAACAAATGGATGTCAGATCATAGAAAGAGCGAGGCTGCCAGTGAATTACTAGGATTTGGAGATATTCCAGATCTCGTTTTTCTTCCATACGCGGCGACCGACCCAATTGCAACTTGTCTTGTCTACGAGCATTTAAAGCCATTGCTGGATGAGAACAGTCTGTTATCTGAAGTGTATAACAGAATAGAATTTCCAGCATCTTACGGCTTGTATCAGATGGAACGAAATGGTGTTATGTTCTCTATACAGAGGGCATTACACTATGTTCAGATGTTCCAATCTAAGCGCGATGAGATTCTAGATGAGCTTCAAAGCTTTGTAAGGCAAAAGCTAGATGAAGCGACAGCGCTTATGCACCCCAGCGCGGCTGAGAGTTTTAGGGGTATTTTTAAGGGTGGAGAGTTTAACCCGAATAGCGTTCCTCAAGTTCGGGCTGTTCTATTCGATTCGAAGATGTTGAATCTAACTCCAATTCAGACCTCAGGGAAGAATTCTCAGCCTTGGGAACAAGTTTACGGAACAGATGACGACGAAGTTGATAGCGAATATGATAGTGCTGGAACGGGAGAGACTACACTTCGGTTGCTCAGAGAGCAACACCCCATTGTAGGGAAACTTCTAGACTTTAGAATTCTGTCAAAGGTCTTAACAACGATTCTGAAGCAGACAGAAGACGGGAAGTACCAGAAGGGCAGTTTATTCTGTCATCTTGACCCAGATGAGCGTATTCGTTCGACACTACTTCAACTTGCCGAAACTGGTCGTTATACATCATCTCGACCAAATATGCAGAATAATCCGAAACGGCGGGAATCTGACTACGAACGAATCATGGGTGAAAAGGTGGTTCTTCGTAGCGTGTTTACTGCTAGGCCGGGCTACAAGCTCGTTGAAATGGATTACAAGCAGGCTGAGTTGAATGTTCTTGCGTGGTTGTCCGGAGATCGAAAGTTTGAAACGGACGTTAATGACCACGATCTTCATAGTAAACGAGCGATAGAGATGTTTGGGTTGACATGCTCTGAAGCTGAAGTGAAGCATAATCATAAATCCCTACGGATTTGCAGTAAAACTGTGAACTTCGGCATCCCGTACGGACGAGGCGCAAGAGCAATCGTAACCGAGATCAAAAAAGAAGGCGGTCCCCCTTGTAGTGTTCAAGATGCTCGGGGCTGGATTCAGAACTTTTATGACACCTATCCGGGTGTTGCCCAGTTCATTTTTCAGTGCCGAGACTATGTTACTGACCCAGGCTATATCATAACGCCTTGGGGTAGGTATCGGCAATTTGAGCATTATGGGAATGAAGAGTTAATTATCAAGATGCAGCGTGAGGCTGCAAACTACCCTATTCAAGGGTGTGTTGCAGACGCCTTAAGCGTCGCGATAAATAACTTCATTGATTTCAAAGAAACGATGGAAGACCAGACTTTGTTCCAGTTTTTACAAATGAATTAGGACCAATTCTTATGTCTGACAAAGTTGTCATTCCCGGTATTAATAAGTCTTTAGGTGTTGATGTAGAGATATTCACTCATTGGGGTATTGATGAGGACTAGCGGGCAAAAAATCCGCAGAATAAATATTTTTGGCGGGCCGTCGTGTGGTAAATCCACGGCGGCCGCCTTTCTATATTCAGAGCTAAAGAAAACGGGTAGAGATATAGAGCTTGTTCGAGAGCATGCTAAGCTATGGGCGTATAATCAGAAGCCAATTACACAATTTGATCAGGTTTATCTCTTCGCGAAAGAGATGCTTGATGAGAGTGTATTTCTTCAGAATGAAGGGGAAAGCCGGCTTGTTGTTACTGATTGTCCTCTTATCCTTACGATATGCTACGCAAGGAAATACGGCTTGAAATCATGGTTATCGCTTCAACAAATAGCGAATGACTTTGAGGAATCATATCCATCTATTAATGTTGTCCTTCTTCGTAATCAAAAGGATGGGTATGATAATGCCGGCAGATACGAGACTGAAAAAGAGGCAATCGAACTTGACTCTTTAATAATTAACCATCTGAAAGAACATGCCGGTAACATACAACTAATAGAAATTCCAACCGGCAATTTGGATAGACTTCATTCGCTTATATCTTTTGTTTTAGGAGACGACGCTAATGTCTTTTACGGGAACACAAACAACGACTAACGAGAGATGGGGGTATACCAATACTACTAGTAATGCTACTACAACGTCTTATTATAATACCGAGCCTACCACATTTATAATAAAGATGCCGAAATTCGTTAAGAATTTTGAGGAAGAGCTTTTAAAAGAAAGAGAAATGCGGCGTAGAAAGGATATGTTTAATATTGCGCGTTCTTTCTTTTTAATTCACGATTTTATTCCGCAGCTTGGAGTGTAATAATGATAGAACATGAGAAGGAAACACTTCGTAAAATAGAGGAAGTAATTTTAAGAATAAAAGAAAGTCTAGATAATAGATGTATGTTCAATATTGCCTTTTCGTTTTTCCAAAGTTATGATTTCGCTCCTCAAATAGAGGTATAATAACCGTGGAATCATGTAACATAGACTTTTTTACGTCAGATACTCATTTCGATCATTCGAACATCATTATCTATTGTGCCCGACCGTGGGTAAGCGAAGACGACGTTGACTTCGTTGATGGGAAGACTCAGTTTAAAAGCGTCGAAATTCGACAACACCGCACGGAGATGATGAACGAAAAGCTCATCGAAAATTGGAACTCTGTCATAAAACCTGATGACGGTGTTCTATTTCTTGGGGACTTGTTTGGTCCTATACGTATACACGCTGATAGATACTCGGAGATTATTAATAGACTAAACGGAAAGATCTATTGGATATTGGGAAATCACGACTACCCAAGAACATATACCCTTGATCGCAAAGCTGTCCGTAAAATCAGGTCTATTTCAGATCTTCAGACATTTAAGATTAACGGCAGGATTATGGTCGGGTGTCATTATGCTATGAGAGTGTGGGACCGTTCGCATTATGGATCGTATCATGTATATGGGCATAGTCATGGTCAATTAAAGGATGACCCGCATTCTCTCTCTGTTGATGTAAGTCTGGATGCTAATAGTTATTTTCCCGTTCATTTTGATGATCTTATACATACAATAGGAGAGAAACGAAAATCTTTAGCGGGGTTAGAAGATGACAGATGATCTAAGAAATTACTATATTAATCTGCGAACTATAATTTCTAATGATACATTTAGGCGTATTCAAGAAAGAGAGGACCGTAATATTATTGCAGAAATGGATAGATTTCTTGCTCAACAAATAGAGGAAAGGATTCTTCCTCGACAAACTTCTACTACTACTAATATTGCCTCACCAATAGCATTTGAGTGGGCTTTTGAGGAGATGCGACGTGCGTCAAACGCGGTAAATGATTATATAAGGGCGTATGCAAATCGTCAGTTTAATTGGGATGACTTCTTACCTAAAGAAAGCGTCGCGTGTCATTTGTCTCAGTCGGACAAATTAAAATATGTTATAAGTGACGTGGCCGTTTTTACTTCTGACAGATATTGTTCGCCTCAGATACTTATTTGAAAAGTTGAGCGCGCTCAACATTTGTTACTTGATTTCACCTGAAAAAGGGGTATAATAATGAGTGGAGCAGGTGCGGGCTACGACGATGAGCTTGCAACGGAGAAGGAGGCAAAAGATTCATCCACTGAACATCCTGATGGTTTTGGTCCAGGATTATTGCTCGGTGCTTTGGCTGGCATACTCTTAGGCATTTTTATTGGTAATATGATGACTATGAGCAGTGTTAAGACCGGGGCCGTTGAACTTAACATAGGCAGATATCATCCGAAAGGAGGTCAATTTCAGCTACTAAACCCAGAGAAAAAGCAGTGGCATAATTTGTCAGGAGCCGGAAGTGTTGCTACAATATCTTCCGAAGAAGAGGATTATGAGTAGTACTTATTCGAATCGATTCGATATGACGTACTCAGGATACTTCAGAAAACAGGTCAATTCAGAACACAGTATTATGATTGGAGAAATATAAAATTATGTCGTATATGCGTCAAAGACAGCAGAACTTAGGTCGTGAATTAGGTAATAATGAATTAGTGTTGAAGCCGGAACTCGGGCTTAGCTTGTATTTTCCAAAATACGATTCCGCTAAGCCCCTTGTTATTCGTCCTATTCCGGAAGTTAGAGATAATGAAAATGGCGCAAAAGAAATTGTGCCTTGGGTAGTTAATGATGGAGGATCTTGGGATTTATCGGGTTGGGTGTATCCAGCCGTTATAGCTAGAGGTTGGGGTAAGTCTAAAAAGTATACACTGAACGCGATTAATTCTGATTACGAAAACAGGGGTTCGGCTGTTATGGCGCTGAACGCCTTCTTCCGTCGTAACTACAAACACCCAGTTATTTCAAAATATTTTGAATATAGAGTCGGTTTCTTCTCATTTGCTAAGACGTATACTTTAATCCAATGTCTGATTAAAGCCTCCAATGGTGCCACATTCCAAAATCCTGTATACGGTGTGGCCGCCATAACGTCTACCGCTGAAAAAGATTTTGTAGAGAAGTTCACCGCTCGTAAAACGGACGATCCAAGGGTTAATGACCCGACAGAGGTTTTTGTCCACCCGAGTCCGGTTGAGCCGTCTCTCGGCTCAGTTTTGTCGTTTAGGGCAAACACAGATTTGAAGTTCTATCAGATGGAGATTAGTGGTCCGGCTCCAATAGAGCCGGAACACGCCATGCAGATGTATATGCCATGGGATCAAATGATCTTCCAGCATGATTACGATGGTCAACTAGAAATCATCGGAGAACTTCTGTTAGACATTGATTTCGATACCCGAAATCAAATTCTTGATTCTGTGTTTTCAGCGGATAAAGATAAGTTTAATACCGCTGTGTTTAATGATCGAAATGCCAGGGTTCCAGGAACAGAACCTACAATGGCATACGGTCAGAATAATCAATATGTTACCCCGCCATCGGCGAATCAGGGTTACGGGTGGAATACCGGCAATCAGAGGCCGCAGCAACAACAACAGTGGCAACAACCTCAACAGTGGCAGCAGCCTCAGCCGCCGCAAGCACCACAGCAACAGCAGCCTCAATCAGTTCAAGAAGAGATTGACCGATCCTTCTTACACGATCCGGCCGCTGCAACCCCAAATCAGCCGCCGCAAAATACAGGTAATTTTGCGCCGGCGCTTGGTGACCCTATGGCGGCACCTCAACCACAGCCGCCTCAGCAACAACCACAACAGACACCGCAACAACCACAACAACCACAACAGCCGCAGCAAGCTCAACAGCAGCAGACTGAATTGACTGCGGAGCAGCTAGAAGCGAGGTTGAATGAAATCCGCAATAGGTTTGCGGGTGGCGGTAATGGTCAGTAATTCGTAAATTCCTTAACAGGCCGGGAGGAGCTTCTCCTCTCGGCCTTTCTTTTATATGAGCGGTGAAATGACAAAAAAAGAGAAGGATGATGTTGTTATAGACATCAGAAGTATTATACAGAATTCAGATAACGCAGCTAGACTCACAGCGAAATGGCATGTAGAGAATATATTCGGTATGTACTTGAGGCCTATCGTTCTTCAGTGGATTCTTGGGGCGAATATAATTCCGTTTCAAACTGTAACGGAAATAGCCGGTGAGCCCGGCACAATGAAGACGACGCTCACTTACGAAATCATGAAATGGTGTTTGGAAGATCAGGCATGGATTTCATTTATTGACACAGAGCATAAGACATCGGCTTCAATGATTTCGTCATTTTTGAAGGCGCATCTCGATAGCATCAGGTATCATAATTGCTATCATACGGCCGATTGGCAAAATAAGATTATGGGGGAAGTTCTTCAATACAAGAAGGCGATTGCTGAAGTAATTGATGGGACCGATCTTAATGTTCCTTTCCTGCTTTGTATTGACAGTCTATATGGTTCCCAATCGAAACAGACTGTAGATAAACTTAACAAGGAAGGTGATGTCTCAGGAGCGTTCGCGGCTAACGTTGCGAAGGATATTTCACAATTCATGCCATCCTTAAAGGGCACTCTTGAAGATAGTTGGTATATGATCGTATTTACCAACCACCTTAAAGAAGTCGGAATCGCTGGGCCTCAAATGCCGGGTATGCCTAAGAAGAAAGACACTCCTGGCGGGTTTTCCCCCAAGTTCCATGCTTCATATAGGCTACAAATAAGAAATCACGGTGACGTTAAGCGGTACGGCAACAAGATTGTCACAGGCAAGATTTTGAGTATACGTCCTATCAAAAACGCCCACGGGCCGAGTAACCAAGATATCACTGTGGAAGTGGCTTGGAAGCGGCAGTTTGATGAAGATACACAGGGCGTAAGACAGGATACTAGGTTTATGTGGCAAGAGGCGTTAGTTGATCTTGTAGAGAAACTAATTCCTCATGGCGATTTTAAGCCACTTAAAGAATTTACCGGCCTCAAGAAACGTAAGAATAAATATGTTCTTGAAAGCCTATCTGAAGATGAAATGACAAAACGAGAGGCCGGCGCGTTACTGCAATCTTCAGAAAATTTAGAAAAAATGCAGAATATGCTGGCAATTGAGAGGCGACAAGTATATATTGGTGGGAGGATTATGAATCAAGATGAATACTTCAGGATCAAGAGTTCAGGCGTTCCTGGCTCGGACGAAGGTGAAGGAGTTTACGGAGACGAAGACGAAAGCGGAGAGGCAAACTTCGACTTCGATGAGGAAGAGATTCCCGACATTGAGTAGGGAGCAATGTATTTTGAAGTTGGACGACTTCTTTGGGAATGAAAACGCCGTTCAGTTTGCCGATTTACATCGCGCTATCAAACTTACACGAGATTTAAAATCGATACTCGAAGAAGTTCCATATCTAAAGTTGTTAGAGGAAAATTGCCACGCAGTGGTAGTAAGATGCCCAGCAGGAGATACATTTATAATACATGCTCTATGCCCAGATGAACATAAAGGACTTTGTAAATGGTATTTGAGGCTAATGCATGGATCGAACACATATTATCTTGAACCTCTTTCGCAATTTATCCAAGAAAACTTTAGAGAGGAATAACAAGGTGGCGCGTAGACGTAGAACAGAAACAGTTGAAGCCGAGGCTATTGAAATCGTACAGACGACCACTCCAGAAACAATGGATGGAGTTACTGAAACAGAAGTGGTTGAAGAGCCTCAGACTGAGGAAATCGCCCTTACGCCAGAACAGATTGATGAAAACTGGCAGCAGCTAAAGACTAGAGCGGCTGAAATTCTCAATCGAGGTAAGAGACATCTAATCGAGATGTACAGAGATATGGGAACGCTAGTGATGGAACTTCGTGACGCTGGAGAAATTCGTTACGGAGCCCACAATGTCGATGATCTAGCAGACGAACTAGGTATTAAAAAGCATACATTGTTATATGCCGAAAGATTCTGTCGGCTGATTGATGATGAAGAATATCAGCATATGATTGAGTCTGATAACGTCCCAGCTTGGAGAGGAATTCAGGCTCTAATCTCAGCTAGTGACGAAGCTAGATCAGAATTACTTGCGCCGTACATCGAAGGAGAGTATAATTCAGAAGAGTTGCGGGAACAGATCCGTAACTTTGCTGATGATGAGGATGAGCCGGAAGTACGAGAAGAGAGAACTAATGACGCGCCGGATGTAGCCTCTTCTAGATTAAGAGCGGCTGTAAGATCACTAGATACGTGTCTTCAGACCCTACAAGATCTTGAAGAGAACATCGATCATATTATCACTAATTCAGATGATTACGGTGATCTTTATTATCAATTTTTGTCCCGTTTAGCGGATGTCGGAAACAGGATTGATGCTATCACAGTCCAAGCAGAGTAAGCCTAGAGAGCTGATGTTTGACTGTTATATCGTAGGCAAGGTGCCGGGATATGGCCAGGGCTATTATGTCCTGGCCTTTCGTTACAACCCAACCCCCGGCAGGATAACAATGATAAATAGTCAGGGACAAGAGTTTTCTATTGTGCCAGAAGTTCTTAAAATTCGAAGTGTGGCAAACTCTGGTGGTAAACAAAAAGCGGAAATGCGAGATACAGGAGTTTGGATAAAGAATGACAATGGCAATTGGTGGTGTTGGTGTCGTGTCGAGAAAGAAAAAGTCGAAAGTGAGAAATTGCCTGAAATGTGATAAGCCGTTTATCACTCGCGACTTTTTTCTGTGTAAATCATGTAGACGTAAGAATGAAAGCGTCTATGAGCCAAAGAGGTATAGAATCTGTGCAGATGAAACGGATTCAGAATGATAGCTTAACGACGTTAGATTTGGATAATGACGTTCAAAAGGCTATTAATAAGGTAAACCGTAGCTTTAGAACGTCCTTAACCTTATACCGAAAGCTAAAGTCGCTATACGCAGATTATGTCGCAGGAGAGTGTGAGGAAGAGGCTGTCGCAGATCTTGCTTGCGAGCTTCTTGAAATTAGCCGTACTATGTATCATACGTATATGATGGTCGCTGATAAAGATACATATCCGGCATGGCTGTGGAAGCTCGTTGCTCATAGAAAACACCTCCAATACGATATAATTCAGCCGATATTCCAAACTCAGTTATTTCCAGAGTTTGCTATAGCGGAAGTGATATTTTATAGGAACCACCCAAGAAGGCATTACTTTAATTTCCTTACTGGGTTGCCCGCTTTAGAGTCATTCGATCCGGGAAACACTGATATTCTCAAAGTATTGTCTGCCCGCAGAGTTGATAATTTCCGCTTACTTACGGGATGTAGAGTATTAATATTTGTAGGAACCGGACTTTGTGCCGGCTTCTATGGGCTAAAAAAAGCAGCTGAGAAAGAGATGTTTGAAGACTATATACAGCTTACTCCGACGCTAGAAACTTGGAATAGAGGCATTATTCGAAGTAGGTATGAGTGTATTATTACAAACCGTAATTCGAATGATTGTATCTCTTGTCCCGAAGAGTTTGCGCGTAGTTGTAAGCATTCTCTTGTGCCTTGGAAGGAGAGATTAAGTGTCTGTAAATATACGACCTAATACTCAATCACAGTGGTATGCGCCATCTCGTGATCTTTGTCGAGTACTTCCGCATGTATTAGCGAAGTCTCTAAAGGATATTGGTGCAAATGACCCTTTTCAGGCCACTGTGGCTTGGGCAGCAAATAAGGCTACGATGGGCGAGAATGGCTCATCGTATTTATTAGAACACTTATCTGATGCGGATATACAGCGTCTAGCTGTTAGGTTCCTCATCAACATATTGGATTTTTATGAACAATCAGTTGACAGTCCTGTAAGAGAAGAGGTGAAAGGCCGTGTCGACAAACTCGGGCAGCTCAAATAGCGTTGCCCCAGACAAACTCACTAGAGTTGTCATTATTACTTTGATACTATTTGTATTTGCTTCGATGTCAGGCGTACAGTTTTTATTCTTTCCAATTTGGTTATTGACGTTGGCGGCCGCTATTTTACCGCCTGCGGAAAATGACACAGTTGAAAAGATTCAATCTACTTGTCGATATATCTATTTTGGGGAATAGAATGGTTGTTTTACTCTGTTTTTCCGAACAACCAAGCTCCGAATTTTTAGAGTCGTGTCGAGCAAAATACCCTAATCGTTTGCGTAGCGTGGGGAACATCGAGAATATTGCTGCGGAAGAGCCCACGTTCAATCGAAGGGTCGCATCAGCATTAAACAAGCTAGGAAAAGATTGGATCGGATATATCGTAGTATCAGATCTAGAAAGAGATGTAATCGCGGATGTTTCTAATAACACTTGTTCTGTAATGGTGATCGATGATCTCCGTGGCAAAAGCCGACCAAGGTAAAATAACCATCGCTGATGGTAATCTTGGAGAGCAATTTGACGTGGAGATAGACTTTCCTTATGATTTTTCTACGACTCTCGCTGGAGACGGATGGGTCGAATGTGGCGGGTTATGGACAAAGCCTTCGATTTCATCGTTACGGAATATATGTTGTAGCCCCGTAGCTGTGACAGGGATTGTCCAGAATGTCCTACTTCATCGAGAACCGATATGTCTTCTAGAAGACACAGAAGAAAAGGTATTTGTGCAAACTTGTATTATGTATCACATTTACCCTTTCGTTGTGTTTACATTACTAGCTGGGTATAGATACACAAGATGCCAGCGGAATATTCTAGAAGATCTTAATCTTCCATTTAACGTAAAATACATCGGCCACTATCTGTCTCGGTCTGAGGCAATAGAAGCGAGTGTAGACTTGGTTGAGGGATTATGGGATGACGGACTTCTCAGAGTTACCATTTGAAACATATAGCTTTGACCAAGCTACTTTACGTATAGGAGAAGACAGCTTCGATATAGGTACGGCTGTGATTGAGAGATTAGATTCTATGATGTATAGCATCTCTTGGTCAGTTTCTTTGCCAGAAGTTGTGTCCTCCACTGGGATTACGCCAGTTTCGCTAATTGCTGATGATTATGAGATAGTGTTAATAAATTCCATTATTCGGTCAAAGAGCGCTATAGGGACAATGATTAGGAAAAAGCAAAATGCGGTTATTCAATCGAGGTCGCAATGAGGCGGTTATGGTGCTTCTGTATAAGAAGCACCCGATATTTGCCTTTATACTCGGAGAGAAAGAATACGCTATTGTAAGACTTACTCAGTATATAGAGCAACCTACAGAGGCGCTTAAGAAGATTGAAGACAATAGTAATATTGCCATGTTAGCCACAATTATAGGTAATAGTAACCCGGTGAGCAGATTTAGTAACGATACGCCGCTATTACCTAAATATACTTGGCTAGAAGGGCTTAATGAGGTACATGATCCAGATGGCGACTTCCAAGTCTATACAGTTAAGTAAAATACGAGAGTTGGAAAATGAGACGGCATATTTCTACGCGGAAATGTACCGAGCGGCTCAGATAAAGAAGAATTTCCTGCGGTGTGTGTCGCGGGCGCACACCGCAGGCCTTTCTATTCGTGAAATAGCTGCGGTATTAAATATTAATAAGGACACTGTCCATAGGATGATAAAAGCCGCGGATAACTCTGTGGAGTGGTTTTTTATTCCTATGGCCCAAACAAGAGGAATGCCGAATGATATATCTGATATCGACTCCGACTTGCGCTAAGTGCAAGGTCGCAAAAAAGCTTATTGAAGATAATAAATTAAGTATTATTGTCACTAATGCTCTTGAAGATACTAGAGCAGCGGCGTGGATGTCATTCTTGGGTATTTCCACGGTCCCGGTATTAGTAAGTTACACGGATGGGGCCCCAAAACTCATATCCAGAAATGAAAACGAAATTATGGAAATATTGGAAAGCTCAGTATTAAGTAAAAAGGCGACGAATAGTTGAGCGCGCTCAACATTGTTTGAAACCACCAAATTCACATGTTTTGGTCTTTCATAACGTCAGAAATAACAAGGCTTTACATCAGATTTGAAATGATTTTTGATATGGGAAAATGTTGTGCTATTATAACGACTAGTCACCTACACATCGAAAGGAGAGCAGCATGTCTGTACTAGTCATGGATAGCACACACGCGGATAACACCACTGATTTGCATTTGTTGGTAGGGAATTATGAGCAGTACTCGGAATGGGATCCGAGAAGAATTAAAGATAACCTGATGTTGGAACTTCATTTGGACCCAGATACGGCGGGGGATGTAGCAGATCGGGTATCTAGCGCAATTGGAAAGCTCGATAAACAAGTAATTAGCACAACTCTTATCAGAGAGGTCGTTAATTTAGAGCTGATTGAGCGGGGTATAGCTTCAACACCGACTACAATTGATCTGCCAAAACAGGAAATATCCCTGTTGTTAGCGGCACCTAGCGCCGAGAATAGTAACCAAACATCATATAATCCGGAAAGCGTCTCGTTTACGCTTTCTGAGATTGTTATGAAAAGAATGGCGCTAGAGACGTTTTTTGGGGCGGCTTCGTCCCCTACTTCAGCGCATTTGAGTGGCGCTATTCATATTCACGATTTAGGTATGTTTCATCGTGTTTATTGTAGCGTTCATAGCGTTGACTACATCAAGAAGTATGGGTTAAACTTACCGGATCTTGATGTTATCTCCGGGCCGGCTAATCACTTACGAACATTGATAGGTCATATTAATACGTATCTTAGTATTATGCAGGCCTATTATGCCGGAGCGATGGGGCTATCTTATGTGAATATAGCTTTTGCTCCATATTCCATAGGGATGTCCTATGAAGAGCTAAAACAAGACATGCAGTATTTGATGTTTAGTTTGGCTCAGTGCGCTTACAGCCGGGGAGCGCAAGTTCTGTTTTCTGACTTTAATATCCATCCCTCTGTTCCAGAATGGATGAAACCACTCCCAGCAATAGGGCCGGGTGGAGTTGAAATGGAGCAGACTTATGGAGAGTTTGAGCGGGAATCTCGACGAGTCGCTAAAGCAATATTAGAAGTTGCTAAAGAAGGAGATTATACTGGAGCTCCTTTCGCATTTCCTAAGATTGATTTTCATGTCGATCAGACAATATATTCTGATCCAGAAGCAGAAGAAGTGTATGATGCCGCGTGCGAAGTAGCTAGTAAGCATGGCGGCATTTATTTTGTGATGGATTATTCAGATGTAACTTTAGCGGCGTGTTGCCGGTTACGGACAACGCTTGATGAAGATTTAATGAATGATCCAGCATCTATTCGTTTTTGCGGCCTTCAGAATGTTACTATAAACCTTCCTCAAATTGGATATAGAAACACAAATGCCACTTTAGAGGAATTAGTAAATGAGACTAGGGCCATAATGGATATCGCGCTTGAGGCACACATGATCAAACGTAAGTGGGTAAAGAAATTCATGGAGCCAGGCCAGTGCCTCAGTGGAATTGGCCGTGTAGGCCCTGACGGCAAGCCCTATGTGGAGTTAGACAGAGCAACGCATATCATAGGACTTATTGGTTTGGATTCTCTTTTCTATCATTTACGTGGGCAGCATTTACACGAGTCAAACTCAGTTCTTTTAGAGTCTCTTCAGTATGTTGCGGAGCTCCAAAAGATTTGTCAAGAATACACAAATAGAACGGGATTAAAGTTCGTTCTTGAAGAGTCTCCAGCAGAATCAGCTTCGAGACGACTCGCTAAGATTGATCTGCATACCTTTAAAGAAGCGGAGAAATGTGTTCTAGGCAATATGGAGACAGAAGATGTCTATTACCCAAATAGTATTCATTTATTGCCAGACGCCGATGTTTCACTTCTTCGTAGGATTAGAGTACAGTCGATGTATCATCCGTTTATTGAAGCAGGGGCGATTATTCACGCTTTTGTCGGGGAACAGTTGCCGCCAGCGGCGTCGATTAAGCGTTTGGTACAAAACACACATAAAGCCGGTCAGTGTGCGCAGCTTACGATTTCTCCGGAATTTACAGTGTGTAAAGATTGCTCTTGTATGAATTTAGGACTTCATCAGTCGTGTCAATCTTGTGGCAGTTCGAATATATTACATCGTAGCCGCATTGTGGGTTACTTTAGTAATATTGAAAGATGGAATCCATCGAAGATTGAAGAACTTAAAGCAAGACATATAGGAGAATATTCTGTAGAGGAATAATCATGGAAAGTTATGAACCTGCTATATGTAAAGCGTTTTTCAATAAAGATAATATTCGTATAGGACCTTTTAAGTGTATATGGGATGAGGATGTAACTGGTGAGGATTGCTTTACTTGCTATATTCACCCTTCAGAAATTAATATGCTAAACAAAGACCAGCTTCAAAATGAGAGGGGTGTAATTTTTAGATTTAATAGCAGGGTCTTTGCGTTCTTTCCTTCTCTATGCTCGGTATTTATAACAACTTTATCGTTAAACGGATTTTCTGATTGTTTATCTATACCGCAGCCAGATGCGTTATACGTTCGTACGACAACATCCTTAGATACGGCAGTTTATGATAGAAAGGATGAGACGTGGTTATATAGATATATTTTTTCATGGTCTATGGGGATGGTTAAAATGTTTATCCCAGGAGTTGGTGGTTTGTATACACCTCGTAGTAATGGTGCGGCAGAGGAAGTTTGGACTAAAGATATGTCAGTTTTAAGCAATTGAAATTTTCGCTGTTTCGGACTAATATATAGTGGAGTTGCAGTAATTCTGGAAAAGATAGAAAGTCTATTTTTTGTTTTTGTTTTTTAGCTACCGAGAAAGAAGCGGGCCGAAGGAAATGGGTTATCACCTGAAAAGATAAACCCCCACTTCTAACAACTTGCCCGCAGATACATTTCCCGAGCCGGAGTAAGAGGATTATCAATTGATACCGCTGTGTGTGGGTTCGAGCCCCACCTCATCTGGGTGAGTAGCTCAATTGGAAGAGCGGCGGAAAAATTCTCCTTTTACATCTTTTGTTCGGGTCCTACTTTTTATGTATTGGTTGAGCCGAGTCGAAAGGGTTACCATCAATAAACACTAACAGAGCGGTTCGAATCCGTAACTCATCGAGGACAAGCCGTCTTGATGAGACTAGTCCAATTGGAAGAGACAAGTGCGAAAAACCCACCTTTCGAGTAGTGTTTTGCTCAACTGATATATAAATGCTCGCCTAGACGTTGCTAAATATGTGATATACATTTGATACACATGTGATACATTTTGCTAGTAGTACAGTTTTATGTAACAAAACAAATCTTTCTCGGAGAAGCAAAATGATCATCAAAAAGGGTGTGCAGCAAATGCATATGGACCTGAACGGCGCGACAAAGACGGTACAGGACGTTTTCGACGTCTACCGTTCAGTTCTCAACCTCGGAAACAACGTCAGCGTTCTCGTTGACGGTCGTGAGGCCAACATGCAGACGCAGGTCGGCGATAGCAATATCGTCGAGTTCACAGTGACAGAGGAGCTCCGCTCAAAGGGCTAAGAGTCGCTGAGGCTACATTTTTTGTGAAAAAGGAAGGGAGAAATAAAATTCTCCCTTCCTTTTTTTTATCCATCAGGAGGCTATAAAATGGCCAAAAAAGCCGTTAAATCTGTTCGTAAAATAAAGCGAGTCCCGCCAGCCATCTTATCTGTTTCGTTAACTGGCAAAGATAATGATTTCGAATCGGGTAGAAGTTTTCATCTATTTGAAAATTACCCGATGATCCGCCCCATAAAGTTTGACGGAAAGGATCACATACTACAACTTCCGTATAGCTATTACTTGATAACTGTTTATGCCACTGCAAAACAGTTTGCTATTAATTCCGTATCGATCGTTATATCTAAATCTAAGCTATTGGATTGGGAGCAACTAGTTTTGTGTATGCTTCCAAACACATACGCAGATAGCGGTCGGGTTTGTTGGGGGTGTCACGCAGTTAAGGATGTCGACATCTCGAACTTCTATGACGAAGTTGTCGCATTGTTTTGGAGCTCCGCGTTTAATCACGATATTGGGGTTAGTCCAAAACATTTTGACAAGACATTGCAAGAACGGCCGGGAGATTTCTCTCACATGTTCTGTGATGTTCTTTTGCGACACTTAAGATCTGCTGGCGTTGAAGAAAAGTACGATAGAGTTCTTGCCGAAGCCGTAATTGAAGAAGCGCCGAAGAGTACTACAGCAGATAAGAAAAAGAAAACCGCGGACCCAGGAAATGACGCCGAAGAAATTCGTGCGGCATTTTAGTGAAAATTAGAGGTCATTGAGTGTAGATATGAAACTTACAATATCGAGAGACAAACTTACAAGGTCTGAAACTCCGTATAAGGTGACTCTTATGGAAGCGACAGTTATTTACGCTAAGATGCTGGGCTGGGTGATAATCGCGGATAAAGATAGATGTCTGGTCCCTGACTGGGAAGAATTTCCGAGGATCCCGTCTTCCTGGTTCTGGTCACTGATACATGATTTGATGAAATACAAAAAAGAAGTAACGCTAGTGCTGTATATCGATACCGAGACTAAAGAGTGGAGTTTCGACGTGCCCGATCAATCGGGCAGTGGGGCTTCATGCCATTACGTAGTTCGTCGGTTTGATGATAACCGCGAGCCGTTTGGCACGATACATACACACCCCAATATGAGTGCGTTTCATAGTGGGACCGATCACCATGACGAGTCGGGCGAGAATAACTTAGACGGCGTACATTTCGTATTGGGATTTTCGGAATTTTCAAAATTCCAGATATCGGGTGTTTTGACTTGCAACGGTGCGAGATCAGAAATTGACATCTTTAAAGCCTTTGACATCGAGGAGATTGACTTAAGTGAAAGACTTAAGGAAGCTTCTAGCGCATACGATAACAATCCAGTCGTTAAAAAAGACAGAGCAACCAACAGAACCGTCTGCAAAGGAAGAGCCTTCTCAGCCGACGATGACGAATGGGAGTACGGATGGAAAGGATACAGCGGAGTCCCCGCAGGAGTCAGTTACGGGACTCCATATTGTCCAGGTAGGGGCGGGGGGAATTGGAACCAAGCTGGCGGACGGAGTAGTACGCCGGTTGCAAAAGCAGGAAACGTCGTCCCTAGTAATAGTGGACGGGGACACAATAGAGCCGAGCAATCTGACAAGACAAGAGTTTACACCGATCCAAGTGGGAATGCCGAAAGCAGAAGCATTGTGCCAAGGGTTGCAAGAAAAATATCCGGAAGCTGAGTTGGATATAGGATTCGTACATAAGTATGTGGGTGAAGAGTTTATCAAAGAGAACTTTAATGGCGGAAAGGTTGACCTCGTTCTTCTTGCGGTCGATTCTGACGTCACTCGTAAGTTCTTTATTGAGAGCTATGACGGGTGGATTATTTCTGGTCAAAACGACTACCAAGACGGTAGTACGTTTATTTGGCATCCAGAATTGAACCCGAACCCCACAAAATCTCCTATTCCTGTTTATGTCGAGTTAGGTGAAAGCGGCGTAGACAGGTCGAAAATGAGCTGTCAGGAGATCTCTAATTTGGAAGGCGGAGAACAACTGAACTTCGCTAATTTTATGGCCGCAGGTTGGATGTTAGCGGCGCTGGAAGCTCTTGTCGGTAATATTCCGCTGGAGTGGAATTTCGTCTTCTTTAACCTTCAAACGGGAGAAGCCTCGTCTTCTTGGCGCGGGGTTGATGTTCGACCTAATTTGCTTCAGCCTCTTCGTAGCAGGCCTGACTTACCTGATACAGAGGTCGAAGCGCCCGCCGAGGCCGCCGCGGCAGAGTAACCCGGCGGTTGAGACGGAACAGACAAGAGAAAGCAGTATGACCAAGCTTCAAAAGCGCCGTGCTGATGCTCGGCGTGACCAGATCAGAATAATAAAGTGAGGTACGTATGCCAGGACAATTGCTAACAGCTAAACAGGCCGTAGAAGAATGTATCCGGCTCATGCGTATGAGGGCTGTGCGAGAGACAATCATTACGTTAAACGATAACCCGGACCAGCACTATTTTATAGCAATGTGGATGGTGCAGCAAGGCCTTCTACGCTGGGAAACAGACGAAAACGGAAACGATCGTTTTCGGGTTATCAAGTCTTTTGCTAAGAAGCCCAGTGAAGACGACAAGCCGGTTGCCATCGGAACGCGAGAACTACGATCTGACCCCCTTCAGGGTGTAGTTCTTGCTAGTAATGGATTTACGTTGATTGGCTACCAGATTAGCGACGGCGAGAAGATCATCTCCTATGAACCTGATATCAGGATCCCTGATAAGATGGAACATCTCGCCGCGTTTCGATATCGCAGTAAGAAATTTTTCCAGTCGTACGATAAAATGGCGTTAGCTCCAGCTGATGTCCCACCTATGTTTTGTAACGTCCCATGGACGTCAGCGCTAGAAGGAAAGGGCATTTTAGCGTTTGTACCGGCAGTTCTTTTGACACAAAACGCGATTGGGTGTGGCCTTCCGCCCCATATAAGCTCTCAAATCATGTCTGATTTTCACGATGTCGACCCTTCAGTATTTTCAGAGGAGTTTCCGTTTGACCCAGCTCCTCCGTTTTATTTTCCTGAAGAGAACGCTGTAGCGTCTATATCTGAGGAATCGGAGTAGACAAAAACAGATGTAAATGTTATAATAAGGGGAGTTCTTTTGGAGGAACTCCCTTTTGGCGATTGATCTTACGAACCCAAATCTTCAATTTGGTGATTATGACATTCTAGGCTTTCCCAATAACCCCTTCTTCGATGACCCAATCGAAGGGCAGGTTGTTAGTCTAGATAGTGTATTTAAGTGGTGCGAGTACTTTTGGAATAGAACAGATTTTGTAAGTCAGGCTATTCGGAATGTGATCGCGTATTTCATTACTGATTATGATATACCCGACATAAGTTCTGAAAAAAGAATGGCTTACAAAACTGCGCTTGACCAACAAGCCGGGATACCACAAGCACTGATGAAGTATGGTGAAACAATGATGACATACGGGATTTCTTTTATGGTCCCGTCTATGCCATTCATTCGCTTTTTAACTTGTCAGAATTGTGGGACGATTGTGGCTATGGACCCTGTTGAACCAGTTGATAAGCTCGAATTTGACGGAGACACCGGGCAGTTAGTTGGAAAGTGCCCTAAATGTAGTCATCATGGTAGGATGATCCGTACAGATTCAGCTATTCGAGATTTGCGCAAGATCCGTTTCATGCAACTTACCCCGTATGAAATTGAGATCGACTATAACTCGATTTCTGGCGACAAGGTGTTCTATCGTAAGGTGCCCAATGATGTAATTAGTGGGCTGCAAAAAAGCAATCCCTTCTACCTCGCTACGACTCCGGCTATGTACTTTAAGATCTTCCAAAAGGGAGGTCAGCCACGTCAACAATTGGCGATTTGGAACAACGATAACTTTTTCAGCTCAGCATTCGAGCCGCCAAGTGGAATTTGCTTGAATGGCTGGGGCTGGCCGCCTTTGATGAATAGTATATATTCTATTTGGAAGCACCAGCTTGTTGAGAGACAAGAGGCGGCCTTAGCCATTGATAGTCTTACTCCTATCCGTATTTTTAGCCCACCTAAAGGCACTCAGTTTGATCCTATTGCGACTGAGGGAATAGCTTCGTTTGAGGCGAAAGTCCAAAATATACTTCAAGTTCATAGGCAAAACCCTCAATCATCACACGCGTTACCATATGCGCTGGAATATAATGCTTATGGTGGAGACGGTAAGTCACTATGGACAGCAGATATAAAGGCACTGAGTCTCGAAACTATTCTTAACGGTATAGGAGTTCCTGTCGACTTCTTCAAACGAACTCTTACCACACAAGCAGCACCATTATCACTTCGTCTTATGGAGCAGGCTTGGTCACCATTAACGCAGAATATGAATCAAGCTCTGCAATGGATGGTGGGTAAAATTGTACGAAGGATGCGGTGGGATAACATTAAGATCGCGCTACAGAAAACAACTATCGCCGATGATATTGAGCGCAAGCAGCTAATTTACAACATGGCGATGGCGAAGATGATTTCGAATACAACTCTGCTAGAGATGCTAGGATTTGATTCATACGAAGAGTTGAAGAAGATTCTAGGAGAAGAGCAGGCGAGAAATATCGCTGTTATGCGTCAGCAAGCCGATATGATGGCGCAGGAAAATGTGACGCTAGCTCAAGAGGCCGGAACTCCGACTCCATCTATGGGTGGTATGGGGGCTGGAATGGCCGCTGGTGGTATGCCTGCACCTATGATGCCAGACGATATGGCTGGCGGAGCTGGCGGAGCTGGAGGATCTTCACCGAGTGTTATGCAGCTTGAAGCCCAAGCTATGCAAATGGCACAAGTTTTAGCATCCATGCCTCCGGGGTCCCCTGATAGGGTATCTCAGCTACGAAACCTCTCATCGCAGAATCCCACCTTACACGCTCTTGTTAAGGATCGTTTATCCGCAATAGAGCAAAATATGGCCATGCAAGGCAGGGAGGCTGTGAGAGGTGGCTGATAACGAGCGGTTTAATTCTAGAGTAGCGTTCGCGGAACTAAAAGTACAGCTAAAGGCGGTCGGTGAAAAGGTCGATAGTCTTGAGGCTAAAGTTGAAGACATCCGCAATGCAAAATTATCAGAAGTTGAGTCTCAAATACGGGAATGTGCGGAACATCGTGCCGAAGTTCAAGAATCTTTATCTAAAAGTGAAAAAGCTATTAAAGACGACATATCGGATTTAAAGCTTAGTTTCACAAAACAGATTCATGAATTGAGTGCGAGTTTTACTAATAAAGTAATTCCCATATCCGTGCGTAATAAAATTGTGTGGGCATGTATTGCGGCGATACCCGGAATAGCTCTTGTGATAGACGTTTTAGGGCGCGCTCTAGGTTGGTGGAAAAGCGGACCTTAAAATGTTGAGCGCGCTCAACATTTGCCCTCGCCTTGGCGGGGGCTTTTTTATTGGAGAGAAGTATCATGGTTTTTATGGGAATAAGCAAGAAGTAAATGCGTCGGACGTCGAAGGCGCATTCTCACAAAGCTAAAAGTGATTATTGCTTCATCTCACGCTTCGTAGAAACTCATGGATTAATTTGCCCTACTTTTGACATTCTTCATTCAAATGTTGGGTGCCCGTTTAAGTGTGGTTATTGCTATCTTCAATCATTACTTGCGGGAAGTACAGATCCGAGATTCTATGATAATTACGAAGATATGGTGAAGGAAATTTCGAAATGGGGTTTGGAAAATCCCAATGGCAGGATAAAAGCCGGTGGAGTAAGTGACGGGCTAGCTTCAGGATCAGATTATTTGTTATATCTGATTCCTGTATTTAGACTGTTGCCAGACGCTAATTTGGTCGTTTTAAGTAAGGCTGGGTATGATAACGCAGAAGCGAAGAAACCTCTGCGTAAACTTTCGCCAGTTCCTAGTGTGACATTTAGTTGGACACTCACACCAGAAAAGTATAGGCGAGATTACGAGGCACAGACTTCCACTACCTATCAGAGAATTAAGCTTGCGCGAGCCTACGCAAATGAAGGCTGGCAGATCAGAGCTAGAATAGACCCCATTTTACATGTTGACGGATGGGAAGCCCAATATATTTCCCTATGTCAGATGATTGTCGGGTCTGGAGTTCCATTTGATCGTGTTACTTTGTCTTATCTCAAATGGACGCCTAGACTTGTAGGGGTCAGTCGTACTCACAATATCCGATATAACTTTAGGGATGTATTTACAGATGTCACGGAATCGTTGGACGAAACAGGCGATATTGAAAAGGTCGGCCAAGACCATCATGCAAGTTCTGAAATTCGTCTTCGTTCGTATAATTTAATCCGTGATAATCTCGGTGACATCCCAGTTGCATTATGCAAAGAAACGCCAGAAGTCTCTCGGGAGTTCCATGGAGATAATCCTAGAACGCCTTGCGACTGTATGCATTAAGGGAGGCATCAATTGACTGAAGCACCTAAGAAAATCAAAATCTTGGTTAAATTATTAGATAGAGGACGACTCCCTATTAAAGCAACAGCGGGCTCAGTTGGATTTGATGTTGAATCTACCCAACGCATTGAATTACGTGCTAATGAGAGAAGAGTAGTCCCCATCGGTGTATGTGTAAAGTTGCCAGAAGGGTATGAATTACAGGTAAGACCTAGAAGCGGGA